AATGACAAAAAAGGTATGCCACGGTCTAATATTGGTGGTTGGCACAGTGATGATGAAATACATAATATAAAAAAATTTAAACCTTTGGTTAGTGATATTCTTAAATACGCAAAAGATTGTTTTAATCACATGGACGTTAAAGATAATTATGCTCCTGAAATAACGGGTATGTGGGGTATGATTAACCCGCCAGGTTCACGAAACAATGTGCATACACATCCATATAACTACTTATCTGGTGTATTTTATCTTAAAGCTCCTAAAAAGTGTGGAAATATTGTGTTTCTAGAGCCTAAACCACAGTCAGAGGTACTATCACCCCCAAAAACAGATAAAGCCTCTATACACCTCGCTCACAGCGTACAATGGGAACCTATTGAAAATTCCTTGATTTTTTTCCCTTCATGGTTACAACATGAAGTACAAACAAATAGTTCTAATGACGATAGAGTTATTATTAGTTTTAATATAAATTGGAGAAAAGACGATGCCGATAGTTGAACCCGCTGAATTACTAGGACATATTACAACAAGTGATGGAAGAAGAATTCCTCATTATAAAGTAAAAACTGAAACAACAATTACTCACGCTGATACAGGTGCTGAATATGAATCAGAAGATGCAGCTCAAGCTGATGTTGATAACCCAGGAACATCTACAACTGCTGAAAAAATTAGAAGAGACGTAAAAGTATTTGCTCCTTCTTTAGCAGATATGTTAGGTGAAACTCCTAAGTAATTAAGCACTACAAGCTTCACATTCCACATCAGAATCTAAACCTGTTACCATGACTGTTGTATTGGAGTTATGTGGTTTACCTTGAATTGTATGTATGTGAGGACCTTTTTTATGTTCTAATAATTCTTTTTGTAGTCTTTCGTTGTCTCTTTCCACTGCTAATAAACGTTCGTGGTAACGACTCACCTTATCAGCAAGGGTAGCTATAGCCTTCAATACTTCTTGATTTTCCATAATATCTCCTTGATTTATAATTTTTGGGTGAGATCTAATTTAAACATGTGTGCAGAATATATCAAGTAATCTTTTTATAATTGTTTTCTTGACAGCCAATTCATGTTATGAAAGGGGCAGAAAAAAGAATGATAAATATACAAACTATTAAAATATTTAGTGATGAAGTTTTTCATTTTAAAATGCCAAATCATGAAAATTGGTTAGAACAAATAAAACAAATTGTTAAAGTAGAAGATAATAGTATTCATGATTTTAACACAGAACCTAATGATGAATGTAATGTTAAAGCAAAAAGAACCGCTTGGGATTCTCATTTAAGATATCCTGCGGTAGCTAATTTAACAAAAGAATTACAAAAAATAATTTCACATTTAATTGAAAGTCAGAACTACGATGCCCCTAAAATTAAAGTTTTAGATGCTTGGATTAATTGGTATAAAAAAAATAATTTTGCAGTGCCTCACGCTCATTTGCCTGGACATTTATCAATAGTTTATTTTTTAGATGTTGAAAAAAGTAACGCACAATTTATGTTTCATAAACAAAGTTCTTTTAATTTAATAAAAAAAGATGATAAAAATAATTCTTTCACAAACTTTGCAAAAATAATTAATGTAAAAAATGGCGATGTTTTAATGTTTCCTACTTCAACAATGCATTCAGTTTCTGCTAATTTAACAGACAATTTAAGAATTACTTATGCATCTAACATGTCTGTTTCATATGAAACGGAACGAAATAAATATTAAAAAACAAAAATGAATTACTATAATTTGTCATCTAGTGTTATTGCTTGTGAAAATTTTATTCCAGATCATATTGTTAATGATATTTACACAGATTTTTTAAATGGTAGAAAATCTTTTAATATTCCTAATTGGGGAAATAGAGGTAAACAAAATAAAAACACGGCTGACTGTGAAGCTTTAGATTATTGGATTAGTTATAAAGACAATACAGAATATAATTTAAATATTAAAAAATTAATTGATTGGTTTTTACATCAAGGGTTTTCTTTTTATGCCGAAAAAAATGGATGTAACATGTATAATTTTTTAACTCTTACAGGTAGAAGAGAAAGAGATTTAGCTTGGGATATTCATGTCATATCTTACAATAATAAAGGTTATTATAATTGGCATACTGATTCTGCTAAAAACAATTTATTTACGTTTAATTTAATTTTAAATAAAAGCGATAAACTACTTGGAGGTGATATGATGTTTATGGAAGATGGTAAAATTATTAAAATTAAAAATAAAAATAATTTTATGATAGTCTTTCCTTCTTATGTACCTCATGCAATTACTCCTTTACACACTGTCGATGATAAAGATGTAGCTTTTTTAGAACAAAGATTTAGCGTGCAATTTTGGATAAAATGGAAACAAGCAGAAGATGAGTAATTTACCAGCAGCAACATCAATGTTCGGAAGAATAGTTAAAAGATATGATATGCCTTTGGAGGCTATTGATGATTTAAATATTAAATATGAAAAACATCGAGAAGAACTTAAATCTTTTGGTCCAAGATTAGCAGGTAGGTTAGATTCTGAAAAAGAGTTTACACATCATATAGGACAAACAAAAATAGCTAAACACATTGTAGATTGTATGAATGATTATATTGAAACATTAGATAAAGTAAATTTATTTAAAGGAACTAAAGAACTAGAGATTTTAAGTTGTTGGATAAATGATATGAAAGAAGGGGAATATAATCCCCCTCACACACATCATGATAACACAGGTTGGTCTAGTGTAATGTTTTTAAAAGTTCCAGAATTTATTAATGATGTAAAAGATCCTCATAAATTTAAAGATGGGCAGTTAGGTTTTACAGATGTTAATGGTACAAATATGACGTGGATGGAACCTGAACTAGGACATTTTTACATTTTTGAAGCTAGGCATCAACACTGTGTTATGCCTTTTAAAACAAAAATAAAAGGAGAAATTAGAAGATCTATGTCTTTTAATTTTATACAAAAATATGAATAAAAAAATTACATTTTGTGCAAGTAATAGAGACATGCTTGATATATGGCCACATCCTCAACCTGCATCAAGATTTATTCCTGATGAATATAAAAAATTAGCAAGACATACTGATGGTAATATTCACAGTCCAACTCTTAAAACATGTATTCCTTTTTTAGATTCAATGACTGCTGGTTATATTATTCCTTTTGATCAAGATTATTTAGTAGATTCTATAGAAGATGATTTTTCTGTGAGCCCAGCAAACAGAGGGAGAGAAGATTTTGGTTATCATCATGAAACACAATTGCCTCCAGCTTGGAAAAAAGTAGCAGGAAAAAATGCAGGTAAGTTTCACAATAAATGGTTAATTAAAACACCACCAGGATATAGTTGTTTATTTATAAAACCGATGAATAGACTTGAGCCTAGATTTGAAATTATTGCAGGAATTGTAGATACAGACACATATGTTAGTTTAATTAACTTTCCTTTTATTTTACATAAAAAAAATGAACAATTTATAATTAAAAAAGGTGATCCTATGGTTCAAGTTATTCCTTTCAAAAGAGAATCATGGAAAATGTGGTCTGGTTTTTATATAGAAAAACTTCATTCTAAAACAATGAATTTAATAAACAGTGAGTGGATTGATAAATATAAAAAAATGTTTTGGAGTAAAAAAAGTTTTAAATAATGCATATCTCTGCAAACATTGACGACTGTGCAATTATAATTGAAAATTTTTTAGAAGACAATTATTTTAAAAAAGTATCAAATTTTAATTTTTCTAATTTAGATCTTACTAATTCTCATGAAAATTGGGAAAAAAATTTATTTAAAGAAAATAATCAAACAACAATGAATGAAGTTATTCAAACAAAAGATCATATTCTTGAGTATGAAAAAGGTAAATTAAAAAAATGTATAGATCCATTATTTGAAGAAATAATACAAACACTAATAAATTGTTCTTTTATTCCATATCATTTTAATTCTTCAATTACTTTTAGTTATTATGAATATAATAAATTTTCAGGTATTAATTGGCATAATGACGGCCATTACACGCTAAGTTATTCTTTTTATATCATGGATGAATGGCTTCCTAACTGGGGAGGGGAAACATTAATAGATACAAAAAGAGGAATGCCTTTAGCTAGTACGCCTAAACCTAATTCTATATTAGCTATTAAAAATGGAATATTACACAAAGTATGTCCTGTAACAGGCCCTAAAAAGAGAAAAGTTTTACAAATAAGAAATACTTTTTACGAATAATTAGAGTCGTAATCTGACCAATTTTTTCCGTGAGAGTTTGTTGTACTGTTAGCTTCATCATTAGCTATGTCAGTATAAAAATCCTGTTGAGCTTGTTCTATTTGACCTTTACGTGTTTCTGCCCATGTAAGTAAATCAGCAATAGTTGTTGCCCCTACAGCATCACTCGTAGCAGATAAATTACTATTACTAGCCATTGCGCCTGTTGTAGCATCTTTGTTTTGTATTTGATTTTGACCAGTAAGATTATTCCAGATTACAGCATGAATGGTATTAGGCAACCAAGAGTTATTCCAATTTTTACCTTTATCTACCCAATGAATATGAAATTTATCATCAACTCTAATATAATCGTTATTTAAAATTACTATTTGTGTTGCCATCAATATCTCCTAATGCTTTATAATATAGTTAACCACCACAAAAGGTGAAAATGAATTTGTTCCTGCCGCTGTAACTGCACCAGTTAAACTTGTTGTAATATTACCAGTTAATGTTCCAGATAAGTTATGACCATGATTATGACCTGTTCCTGAACCAGAACTTTGAAAGAATTGTCCACTAGTGTGAAGAGTACATTGAAAACCTGCATTGTGTGGTGAGTTATGACCAGCTTTTGAACCTCCTGTGTTATATGAGAAACTAGGAAAAGGAGTATTACCAATTTGGTTTATAGGTGTACTACATTGTCCATGATAGTGACTAGCTAATTGAGCAGTTGTCAATGATGTATCAGAAATAGTTCCTGTCATTGTTACAGATTGGTTCGTAGCATTTGTAGCTGCTTGGTTATTAGTTACTGATACAGTAACTGTATTTGCACCGCCAGTTCCTGCTAAGTTATATGTGTTACCATCATAACCTTGTGGCATCTTACCTTGTAATTGAGGAACGTTGAAAGTTGTTGATCCATCACCAGAACCATAAGTAGTAGAAACTACAGCAAATAAATCTGCATAGGTTGATCTTGATACAGCACCACCATTACATAATAAATAACCGTCTGGAGCTGTAGCTTTAGTCCAAGGCTTAATTGCGCCTACTTCACTTCTGTTTATTATATCTTGTAAGTTAGCCATTAGTCGTTATATTTCAACCTCCATCCATTGTCTGCGTTTACATAAACGAGAGCAATGCCCGCACCATTAGTGCTTATTGTTAAGTCTGAAGTAGCTCCTTGTATTTTTTGTGAGTTACGACCTACTGTTAAATTGTTTGTACCAAAAGTTCCCTCTGCGTCAATGATTTTTACTTGATTTCCAATTGAAGGAGAAGCAGGTAAAGTAATTGTAAATGCACCGCCAGATGTATCAGCAAAAAGATTATCTCCGTCTGATGCCGTGTAGGTGCCAGTTTTAATTTGCCAAGCTTCACCTAAACCAGCTAAAGAAAAAATATCATACCAGTTAGTTCCATCAGTGGCTAATAATCTATATTTACCATTAGTTACCGTAACAGTATTTCCTGAAGCACCCAGTCTTGCAGATATATCCGCCCCACCACTAATGTTATTATAAATACCAACAGTTTTCTGTGTAGCTGGAAATTGTAAAGTGTGTGTTGTAGAAACTGTCCCTGTTAAAATTAATTGATTTTGTCTAGCTTCGTTGTTTGCTTGAGATTGTGGGCCATCACCGTTTGTTAGTGTGGTTGAAGTTCCTGTAGTAATTGCTTTAGAATAAACACCAGCAATAGCGAACTCAAAAACTTGAGAAAAGTTATTGTTCGT